AGAACTCTTCTGGGTCTGTTTCAATTTGCTCATCAATCTTATCTATAATAGAATTAATATTTGATGCATCCACTAAAATCCCATAAGTAGCTAAAATATTTACTTTAGTTTCTATATCTAATTCTTCAGCTAAATTGTAAGCTCTTTTCAAAGCTTTTCTACCTATTACTCTTTCTTCAGCTTCTTGCTCAGTAGAGTACAATACATATTCTACGTTAGCATCTAAGCCTATATTCTTTAACCCGTCACATACTATTGATTGCCCTAAAGCAAATAAGTATTTTAAAAGATCTTGAGGGTTTCTTAAATCCCACTCTAAAGATTCAGAACCTACTCTAATCTGGAATGAACTCCAAAAGTTAGAGTTATTCTTTAAAGTACCTTCTTCTAAATCTAATAGTATTTCCATCTCTCTTCGAGTTCCTAATATTTTTTTAGGTATTTTACTCCCTGATTTTGCTTCTTGGAAATCTTCCGTTAGGCCAGTTGCAGGATACCCATTTTTGTCTAAACTTGCACCTAGTAAGGTGTAAGCTTCATCATACTTCTTTAAATTAATTAAAGGGTCAGAACTAATTTGTTTAAAATTAACAATCTTGTTTCTGTTAAATCCCTCTAATGTTGTAATCTTTGTTCTCATATGTATTTATCTTTTGTTGTTATTAAAGATTTTAAATTTTTATGTTTGTTGTAGGAGAGTGTTTCCACCCTCCTAATAACAACAAAGGACATTTACATCCTGACAAAATTACACATTAATTCAAACGCATAATCATTTCTCCACAACTAGTTGGGTCTTGTAATTGAATACCACACTCAGCTAACATATGTACTTCATATCCATCCAAACCATTTGAACGCATAACTGACATAGAGTTGGCAACCTCTCCAAAAGGAGTAGTAGAACCAGCAACATACCACATTGCATTTTCAGAGTTTTTCTTCGCTACCTTACGGATATTAGCTTTACCTTTTACAGTACCGAAGTTAAGGATTGTGAATCTATAAGATTCAATTGGTTTCTTACTTACTGGGTGTAACGTTCTGTTACGGTTTTTATCATCGTAAGGAGAGAATTCTTTCACAGTTAAAGATACACCATTTAAGAACTCAACGCTCTTAAAGTGACCTGTTAATGTTAAGCTATCTCCTGTTCCAGTGATAAATGTACCAGAGTTAGTTACAGTAATTCCTAATTCTTTTTGACGTTCTAAAACGGCCTTGTTGAATTCACGAATACCCATTTTTCCTGTTAATCCTACAAAATTGTAGTCTCCACCCCATCTTGATGCATTGTAAGATAAGTCTAACAAGAACTCGTCAATTACATCATAAGTTAATTTAGTGTAGTACAATTTGTTAGCAGGAGAGATTTGTTGTCTCACACCAGCACCATGATAAACAGGACGTTGGTTTTTACCTTGCAATCTAACAATACCTTGAGGGTCTTTGTTATAGATTGTGTAGATATAAGATCTATCAATCTCTTTGTACCACTGAGCTAACGCTGTCCACTCAGCTAATTTTGTCCACATTTTTGTAGACTGTCCATCTTCAGAGAATAACTCAATTACCATTACGTCAGTAGCAGCAGATCTTGACACAGCATAATGCTTACGTAAAGTAGTTAATTGGTTCTTCAATGTCATTGGAGCAACAAAGTCAGTTCCACCACCTTTATCAGAGAATTCTTCAACAGTAGAGAAATCTTTCGACATTCTAGCAGTAGCAGAAATTTGAGAAGGGTTGATGAATTTTTTAGGGTCTGGGTCTGTAAGAACAGCAGTATAGATATAATCAATACCATTAGACACTCTATTCGATATACGCAACATTGTACCATCATCTGATACTAAGTTGTCGGATACGTTGAAGATTCCTTCTTCCATTTTAAATCTGAAAGGAGCTCCATTTAATCCTGGGTTAGACCCCGGGTTGATAGAACCTGTAATAACAATAGCTCTTTCAGTTTGTCCATGTAAATCCCAAGTATACTCGCGATTAGTAATGAATCTTGTGTTCCCAATACCTCCTGTCAACATAGACAGTACAGTTTCGTTTTGGGTTCCAAATGCATACGCTAAAACAGCATCCATTCTCTCTGGCTCAGTTAAGTAAGCTTGAGACAAGTGATCTGATTCAGTCATACCAGATGGCAATGCACGTAATTTGTGCAATTGTAAGGGTGATACGTCAGCTTGAAACATAATTTTTAGTTTTTTATTGGACAGTTACATTTAGTCCTCTACTTGTATCGACTGTGCTCCGAAAATGGTAGGGAAGATAACTTTGCCTTTCTTCGAGTCAACTTTCGTTGTCACGCTTTGAGAACTATTACTACCTTTAACCCTGGTATCACTGAACCTAGTCAATTTCTTTCTTCTTGTTTTCGTTAGATCTGTAGTTACCTCTTTCTTCAAATCTTCTTTATTATAGTTTACGAAATCAAGAAATGCAATATTCATACGCCTGTCTTCATTGGCCATGTTCTCTTGCATCTGTGTTTTACCTGTTCTTGGTTTTACTTTAAATAAGTAATCCTTAAACTCTGCTCTTCTTTTTTCATTTAACTCAAATCCTGCTATAGAGTCTGAAGTGTCAATTGTTTTCTTGAGAGCTTCAATTTCATCATTTACCTTTTTGTCTGCTACTGCTTGAGCTTTTGCATCTCGTTCAGCTTTGGCTGTTTTGTTAGCTGTTTGAAGCGTTACTAAAGCTTCTCTAGCTATCTCAGCTTTTTTATCTAGTTTATTTGCGGCTTTGACATCTTCGATTTCCTCTCGGGCATCTTCTACTGTCATTCCCTGGTTAACGTAAAACTGCATTAATGCTGTTTCTTTGTTAGCTTCTATATCTAGATTTATTTCATCCCAGTCAATAGGTACATTTACTTTAAAAGAACTTGGGTCTTTACCTTCCATTACATGAGCATAAAACTGCTGCACTGAATCTGGAATGGCTGCTAACTCATTTGCAACTCCTTGTCTTATAGCTGCTGCAGTAGCATCTGCAAACCCTGCTGGTGATATATCGAACTCATCCCCTTCTTTCGGTTCTGGTAGAACTCCTTCATCAATTAGGAGGTTATAAGCTCGCTCTATCTCGTCTTCATCATAATTTTGTTCTACAACTTCTTTTGGTGTTTTAGGAGCTTCTGGAGCAGGACTACCTGGTGGTGTATCTACTTCTGGCTCTTCTACATCTATTGTAGGATCTGCTGCTTGAATTGTGTCATCATCGTCAGCATCCTCCTCACTCTTAACTACTCCCACTGGAGGTGGATTCTTTGAATCTTCCTTAGGGATTACGCTACCTACGTTTAGATCTCCCCAAATACTTGTAAACTTTGCCATAAAAATATCTTTGTTGTTGTTACAAATGTACTATAAAATTATGTCTCAAAACAACTTTTGTTATAACTTTTTTCTACTTTACTCTGTATGAGTTACTTACCCTCAGATTTTTCATCTTCCTTCTCTATCTTAGTGATAGAACCACTGACAATAACGTCCTTAGGGTTAAGCTTTTGCTCACTAACTTCCCATCTATCAGGTTGACGTAGTTGAGTTACCTTTAATTTAATAGTTAATTCTACGATATCTCCTATGGACACATCCTTAATAAAAGGTAAATCTTTGCTGTTCACATATAAGTTCCCATAAGATTTCTCCTCTTTAACTTGTTTTACTTTATTCTCTAGTTTCATTTTGAATTAGATTTAGGTACAGGCTTATTGGCAATCTTCTCTTTTATATCGAGTTCTCGTTGTGCCTCTGCTGCACGATTAAGTTCTTTTTTCTCAGCCAATGCGTGGGCTTTCTCGTCTAACGATACCCCAGCAAATTTAACAGCGGCATCAATTTCGATACCGTCAGCTCCAGGTTGTACCGAAGCCCCAATGTCCATCTTCTTAATAAGAATATCTTTTCTAATATTATCATCATTTAATTCTTTTTCTAACGCTCTATCAAGTTCTTTATCTTTTCTAGCTATTTCATCTCTTGCAGCCTGAGCTTCATTATTTGCATTGTTAGATGCTTGTGCTTGCTCATTAGCATTTCTTTCTCCTTCTTCTAAAGCAGATAATGTGTAACTCATAGAGTCTGAGTTTAATGCTTTAGCTACATCTAATAAAGATGCTTTTCCTTGATGAACTGCTGCAGTTAACAATCCTTCCATTTTATCCCTTTTCTCTCTATCTTCATAAGAGTTAGTAACGAAACATCCCATTTGAGATGCATTCAACTTATCACCATCAATCTTTAAAGTCTCTACTTCAAACTCATCTAACACTAACTCCATCTCTGCCCCATCAATATATGCAATCTTAGCTAGTTCTAACAACTCGGTAAGAACTGCCTCTTTACATAAATCATGAAAGTAGAACCAAGGTTTAGTAACATTGGTACTTCTAGAGATAGCAGTCTGGGCTCCAGTAGCAGTCTCTGATGCTTGGATACCTCCCATTCTTTGAGGAGAAACTCCCATTATATCTTCTACTAACATTTCTAATTTCTCAAGAACTGACATGTACTGTCCTACTACTTGAGATAAAGTCATATCAATACTTTGGAACTGGTTAAAGTTCGCTACGGAATTAGGGTCTCCTTTTCTACCCTCCTCAGTAGAGTTAATCCAAACTACACCTAAGTTCTCAAAGTAATACATCCATTTATCCACGTCCCATCCCATACTTGCAGGAAGTTGGGCCATATCCATAACAAACTTTCTACCTTTTGCTTTAGCAAGTTCTTGCTCTAGTCTCCACCATACAATAATATAAGTATACTGGTGAGCCTTCACTAGATCCACCATTGAGGTAGCTACTGAATTCACGTTGTTGTATACATATCCTACGTAAGGTAAGTTACCCGTTTGGTTGTTTTTAGGTCTAACATTAATAAAAATATCATTCCCTATAAGAGTACCTTCCCATATATCTGCATCCCAATGCCAAGAAAGTTGTGCACCTAAGGCATCTAACTCTGGAGTCATTTTGAAAGTATCATCTACCTCGACCTCTTCCCACTTTCCTGTTCTTTGGTCAGGATAACTCAATACCCCAACTTTAGCAAAGGATCTCCAAGCACACTGCATTATATATACGTGAGTACCTACACCGTTAACCCATTGACTTCTTCTTTGACCTCCATCAAATGAATATGCGAAACCTTGTTGCATACCTCCTTGCACAAATGAGTGTCCAGCTTTACCTGATGCAATCTTAGCTACCTGAGCATCTGTAAGAACATCTCCATACATAGATATTACCTCACCAATAGGCATCCAATATTCTTCTCTCACCCAGTTACCCTCATGAATAAATGTTGTATTAGCTCCTTTATCATAATCTAACTGTAAAGGATTTACAGCCCTCGCAGAAGGATGTCCCATTACAATACCAGTATAATAAACTTCTTCAGCTGATACTAAAGCATGAAACCACCCTTGGTTAAACTTCATTGCTAACCTATCATTCTTCTTAAGGTATTTTAATATCTTATTGTTTGTCTGTTCTGTAGGATCAACGTACTGAGAATTAAACCTCTTCATCTCAGCCTGTATGTCAGGCATATTATTACGTTGTTGTTGCAACTGCTGCATTTGCTGTTGCATTTGTTGTAGTTGTTGTTGGTCTTGCATCGTCTGCATCTGCTTCTGCAATTGACTCATTTGCTCTTCAAGTTGTGTGATAGACTCATCTAACTGAAACTCTATCCGAATCTGAGCTTTCATCAAGTCCTTCAACATATCTTTTCTTTTCTGCTTTTTTGCTGATACAGCTTCACCTGAGATAGCATATACAAAAAAGTCAAGAGAGGCGTTCATCTCTTCTCCTCTTAAAGTCTCAAGTCGAGACCTAATAATATTGTAATTTTGCATTGTAGTTGGAGTACCTCCAAACTCCTTCATATCCAATCCATAAGGATTTAACACATGCTCAAAGTAAGACTCATCAAATTTAGAGTTTACTAAGTTATAATTTTCTTCCTTATTTTCTCGGGTAGATCTACCCATATCGTCAATTCCAGAAGACATCCCCTTAATTGCCATTACACATCTACGGCCCCAGTCTGGTCCTTTTAGTGTAGATTTAATATGCTGAGGTGGCATACTAGAAGGAGTTTGATTTTGTAGAACTACATTACTCATGATACAGATTTTATTACATTTAACGTCTTCTCATATTACTGGCGTAAAGTTTACGCGAAAAGAAATCTTTTTTAGGCGTAGTTTCTTCATCTTCATCCCCTTCTTTATCAGGCTTAGCGGCTTCTATTACTATACTCCGCATCTGTATCAGTTGGATGATTGCAAGCATCAAAGCTATTACCCTATCAAAGTTACCATCAACATTATACGAGATTAACTCATCTAGCAAAGGTATACTTTTTATTGTATGTAATTGCAATTTTCCATCACCAATTGGAGAAAGTAACCATTCCCGTAAATAAATTTCACACTCATTTTTAACTTGAGTAGACATATGCTGCCCATAAATTCTAGCTTTAGCAGTCTTAGAAGTCTCGTTAGCTTTAAGAACTCCTGGCGTATACGCTAGTAAATCCATAGAATACATTTTCTTAAAGTGTTCTTTTATATGCTGCTTTTCGTTTTCATATAAACAATTAGCATCTCCAAACCATCTAAGTAATCTTCTAACTTGCTCATAGAACTCAGAAGCTAATCCAGGTCTACCAGTATACTCAGCTACAATTCTATCAAACCCTCCATTCAAAGGAGTAGCTCGTCTGATAATAATTACTGACCCTAAAGATATGGAATTTGGTGCAGTATCAAAATCATATGGGTCATTTCCTGCTACATACCACCCATACTCAGCTCTATCATCAGGCTTTTCCCATATCACAACTGCTCCTGTATTATCATCAGAAGCTTTTACGGGATAAGATGTAGGTTTATAATTATCCGGGTCTAACTTAAAATAAGGATTGAACTCCTCATCTAAAAGCATCCATCCATTTAATCCTGTAATAGTTGGGTTGTTACCCATAGCTAACATACTATCTTTATGCTCTTTTAAATCGGCAGTAGGAAGTATAGAGTTATTTGTTAATAAGAACACCTCAGAATGTACAAGAGGTCTTTGTACAATCTCATCCTCATAAGCTTGTTTCTTCTTAACATTCTTTTTGAGGCGTTCTCTTGTTTTATCAATATATTTTATTGCAGCTCTCCAATTAGTATTTCCTAACTCATCTTTAAACTGATTTAGTGTCATCCATGCAGGAACAAAGAATCCTATCTTAGTCTGGTAACCTTCAAACTCGTCATCGAATTCTAAGCAATCAAAAGCGGCAGGAGAATAGAATACTTGTTTTACAGCTTCCGTAGCTCCACCTGACATATCTCCTCCAGTTCCTGTCATCCATATACTCCCCTGTTTAACAGTACCATCTGCAGCAGCTTCCTTCATCTGTCCAAGAACCTCAATCAGATTGTACATAAACCCTACCTCATCAATTACTGACCAGTTAGGACGTGTACCGTTGGCAGCTACGTGATTATCATTAAAACTTCTATGTTGTATTAGAGATGCAGAACCTTTCTTTTCCCATTGTCCACCTACTTTAATATCGTATCCAGCAGTAATAGTTTTTCCAGTATCCCAAGAACCTGTGTATCGTTTAGAAAAAGGAGGTGGGTATACATCATCTCCAATCTTAATTTTACCTGGTAAATTATTAAGACCTAACTTCATTTTAGAAATTAGGTCATTAGAGTATTTACTATCAATAGCTCCTACAAGAGTTTCAGAGGTCATTGCCTCTCCAGATCTTTTACTATCTAAATACTCATCATAGTCTAAAGCTCCATCAAATATAAAATTATGGGCTAAGGTAGATGCAGCAAAATAAGACTTCCCACCACCCCTAGCTTCCATATCAGCTAAATTGAAGTTCATATTATAGAACATCGCTTTACCCATAGGTTTTTTAAAGTACCACCTTAAGTACTCTCTAGCAGGGATAAACTTCTTAAACGTACCATCCTCTCTAGTAACAGCGTCCCTAATCAAATCAGGATTATTGTACTCCATCAATAAGTCTTCAAACTCTTCAGGGTCTTTAGTAGGATCTACATCCTTAAATATTGCATGGCAAGTATACTCATCATCTCCCTCAAACCCAGAGAATCCTTTACACTCAGAAGTAACAGCTGCTTTAATCCACTCTAAATCTCTAAGGAATGGAGTCTGTACTTTCTTAATCTTAGTCTTAGCTCCTTTAGGGTTCAGCTTAATCTTCCAAAAATTAACGAACCAATAAAGAGGGCCTGATACCCACTTAAAATCACCTTCGTGTTCTACCCAATACCCTTCAATACATCTACGTTTGTGAACTCTCCACCACCTTTTATACTCTAACCCAAGAGGGTTCATACGTGGTATATCTAAAGCTACCTGCACTTTATCTACAGGTATTCGATTCTTATAAAGAATCCACATATTGTCGTGTACTGGTAGTCCCATATATTAAAAATCGTCTTCTCCGTCTGATAAACTTTCTACTCCTCCTCCTTTTGCAATACCTTTTCCTTCTACGGATTGAAGGTTCTCCATTGCTTTCAGCACTAAATTATTAATCTTTTCTGTGTTAGCAAACATTCTATCAAGTTGATCTGCAGTACCTTTACGAAGAATATTCTTTGTTCCTACAAGTTCATAGTGATCCATTGTATACTCAGTGCCATTTATAAAGGCTGTTCTCTGCGCTAACTTCTTTTCTAAAATCCTTAATGATAATCCTATAGGCGTATCAATAGTCTTCTCGAACTCTGCAATATACGTTACTAATTCTAAATCTGCAAACTTTAATAAGCCAGGTTTAGAGGTTATATCCTCTACCAAATCCATCATCAAAGTAGGTTGACCAAATAGGTTCTCCCCTGTAACTTCCCACTTGTCAGGTTCTGGTTGTGCAAAGAAAGAACTCTTCCGGTCATAACACAATGTTAATACCCACATAAAATTAGAACTAGCTTCTAAGTATTTAGGTCCTGCATTCTTATTCCTCTTCCAGAACTCCCCAAAAACAGGGTGGATTTTATAATCAGCAAACTCTTCCCAGAAGTTAACCTGCTTCTCAAAACTATCTATTGGATGTCTTTGAATCATAATTAAAACATATCTAAAAGGTCACTCCTATCCACAGCTTTTTCAGGGTCATGAATAAGGTAACCTTTGGATTCTACATTAAGACTATACGTTAATTCCTGCAGTGTCTCTGGCTGCGGGACCCACCAAGTCTTCGATTTTACCGTCACTTTTAAGTACTTCATATAAAATTTCTAAAAGGTAATCGTAGTTGGTTACCAATAACATAGGCAAATCCCACTTCCCCTTTTTAGTTCTATACGTATCAGAGTAGTTAGGATGTACTGGTAAACTTCTTCTAATCTTCTCCATAATATTAGCTATCTGCTTACGAGGTTCTAAAGGAGTTCCATCAGTTTCATAAAGTTTAACATATTCTTTTAACAGTATCTCTAACGCTTTTACACGCTCATCATAATCATTCTTCACAATATCCACTACAGCTTTACGTTCTTTCAAGAACTCTATAGTATACTTATCAGTAGCTACTTTCACTTTAGCTTTCTGCTTTTCCCATAACTTCTTTGCGTGCTCA